TCTCCGTGTGTCTATGTATAATATATAGCAGGTTTGACGTGCAAAGTCAACCTTACTAGGGTGTGTTAAATTGTAGCATTAAAGTTTTTATTTCTGTTTTGTATGAAGTTATTGTAATTACTTATCCTAAAAGTGATCCTATGAAGTACTCTTTTAGCCAGTATATCAGGATCATTTTGATCACGTTTATGTAAAGTTAGTAATTGATCCATCAGTACAATATCACCTGGTTCATACCAATGTTGATATATGTATTTGTCTTGGAACATATGGTCGTACAAGCGTTGGAAAAGTGTTTCATCTTCTGTAATAATTTTACATTTATTGTTGGTGTAAAAATAAATGCCTTTTACTCCTTCAATATTCTGTTGTAGCAACCACATTTTGTAAGGACCTTCTTGCCCATCTTTTTTCATCATTTTGTATTGTGTTTCGGGCAGGCCTTTAGCCCATACTTCCGGTGTGTATTCGTATTCACAATGCACCCATTCTAATTCTTTTTTGAAGTCATCATCTAAATCATTATATGCAAGATTGGTGTTCAAATAACTTGTGCTTGTGTTTTCGCAACCTTCATAGCCTTGTAATGCAACACCGTCTGCACGATCTAGGCCATTTAAGTTGGCGTGCCAATCTAAAATACCTGTGCTGAAAATTCCAGTTGAAATTCCTTTTTTATTCTTTTTTGCAGTTGTTCTTTGTATAGGATATAATTCTTTATCTTTATCCCAATTAGATGTGTTAGGTGGAGTTTTACCAAGATAAAATTCACCTTCTTTAGTATAAATCATTTGCCTGTAGTTGGCTACTGTACCAATTTTTTCTATAAAATTTACAAAATGGTAAGGCAATTTGTTTTGTTTTTTTAAAACTACAATAAGTTTTTTTCTCAATGTGTCACGTATAAATTGTGCATCATCAACAGATAAATCTACTATATCAACATCGTCGATTTGTGTTGCTACACCATTTAAACTTTTAACGTGCATTATATCTCTCCGGCATTGTGAATAATGCACGAGTACCATCATCACAAGGACTTCTTGCAAAAACTACCCATCTATGAATTTGATTATGTAATAATGTTGGGTGATTTTCACCTATATATTCTTTCATACTAGTTCCTGTTGTCCACACATCATCAACAACCAATCCTATGTTATCAGCATTTGGATCTGCATATTTTTGTAATGCACTAGCTAAAGGAATGCCTCCTCTAGGTATACCTTCTACCCATCTAAAAGGAGTAATTTGGTAGTCCATTATCATACGTGCAAGTCCATCCCACCATTCAGGACGTATAGCATCACATTCAATTTTCCAGGCAAGTTTGTTGCCTGCGTGGCTAATAAACTCTCCTACTTGAAATAGATCTGCGCTTGTTCTATATACCATATCAATAACTCTGTGCTAGTCGCCACATTAAATATTCTTTTGATTCAATTGGATCATACTTGTCCTCTTCACCTTTACGCAAGTTTTTGACTATTGTTCCAGGTGTAGGATCAACAAAGTGTGGCATTGAATATCTCTGTTGATGTATGTGAGTGTTCACCACTCTATGTTTAGTACTTTTAAAATAATCATTAGTCCAACGCTGTAGTAAGTCACCAATGTTAACAACAACGCCATCGTCCGCAAAGGGTACTGGATGCCAATTGCCAGCAAGGTCTTGAACTTGAAGTCCGGGGACGTCATTAACCTGCCAAAGTAAAGTAATAGTACCGTAGTCACTATGCTCTCCTATACGCATTTGTTTATCTAACATAGGCCCATCATATGCGGGATAATGTATAACTCTTGTGGTGTTAAATGGAACTTTGTGTGCATCTACCAGTGTAGTTCCTGTATCTAAGATAGTATCAAACTTCTCCAAAATGCGTAATGTTAATCTATCAGCGATGTCTATGCTTGCTAATGCACTATCTCTAAAGCCTTTAATTTCTGTTGGCCATAAATGTTCAGGCATACGAGTATTATTGTAATTGAATGATTCTTTAATATCTTTTGGGGCAGTAGGATCTACGTTTTCATCGCCAACCATACTATAACCTAAATTAGTATCTCCTTCATATGGATATTTTTGTTTTGTTTCCATCGGCAAATCAAAAAATGATCTCATTTGATGTTGCCAAGCATTCATATCAGCCTTATCTACGCCAGAAAGAGCGTTGGTAAACACTGCGAAGCCTACCGTGGAGTAGGCTTCGTCAATGCGATCTAAAGCGTCTTGTGCTTGTAAATCTATTACTGGTATCATTATCTAGGAACCTTACCTACTATACCTTCCACGTAGTAAGACATACTATCTAGATGGGCTCTATCTGCAACCTCTCCTTCTGCAATTTGAAGATTACCTTCATTATCGTAAATAGGACCTGTAAATGCAAAATATTCGCCAGCAGTAATTGCCGCTTTGATTTCTTCTGCTTTTGCACGTACATCATCTGGCATATTAGTAAATGGAGCCATACCTACTGCACAACCTGTTGCGTCACACTCGCTGATGTCACCAAAGTATGTACCTGTTTCCCAAGTACCATCTAATACTGCTTGTACTTTCTTAATATAGTAAGGTGACCAGTTGTCGATAGTTGCCGTTAACTGTGCTTTAGGAGCAAATGCAATCTGATCACTTGCTTGTCCAAATCCAACGTGACCCATACTTTCAGCAGTCTGTAATGGAGCAGGTGAATCAGTGTGTTGTGCAATAACATCACAACCTTGGCTGAGCATTGCTCTTGCCGCATCTGATTCTTTGCCTGGATCGTACCAAGTGTTGACCCATACAATGCTGATTTTTACATCTGGGTTCATTTTCTTTGCACCAAGATAATATGTGTTGATTTCTCTAATCACTTCTGGAATTGGAAATGCCGCAACATAGCAAATATGATTGTTTTTGGTCATCATACCTGCAATAATACCTTGAACGTGTCTTGATTGGTAAAGTTTCAATCCATAATTAGCCATATTAGGTGCTGTCTTATATCCAGTAGCGTGTTCAAATTTTACATTTGGAAAATCTTCTGCTACTTTTAACATACTGTCCATATAGCCAAAAGATGTTGCAAAAATAATATCTACACCTTTCATAGCCATTTGACGCATTACACGTTCTGCATCTGGTCCGTACTGAACACTTTCAACATACATAGTTTCAACTCGATCACCAAAATGCTTTTCAACATCCTGTCTTCCAATATCGTGTCTGTAAGTCCAACCGTGATCACCTGTTGGTCCTACATATATAAAGCCTGCTTTAACTTTATCTTTTGGTTCGTCGGCCATTACAGCCACGCTGAGAAACCCCATCGAAAGTAACGATGCGGCAATAAGTTTAAATAGTTTCATTTTTTTCCTTTCCAGTTTTGGGTGTTCTTTAACTAAAAAATGTTTCACCCGTTTTTGTAGTGCAACTATTCTGTTCCTAGGTTAGTTGCCAACCCGACAGCATTATGCCGCTAAGGCGTAATCTGAAGGTGCAAAATTATCGTTTGCATTTGTGTTTTGTAAACTTGCCTATATGTCGAAACCTATTTCGCCCCCATCATAAACACACTAGGATCAACATAGCCTAATGCATATGCAATCCCCATTTCAATTCCTAGTAATGTTGCAAAACCTACAAGTGTAAACACTATTGCCATTGGCAAATACATAATATCTTTCCAGGTTCTTTTTCGAGTGCAACAACTACTCATTTTTATCTCCAGTGTGTTTATGGTGGAGGCGTCCGGTACCGCCCCGGAGTCCATATAAACGTTCTAACGCTTACCTTCTATTTATAACATAAAAGAAAAAGGATGTCAATCTTTTTTATTTGATAAATAACTTGGTTTAGGAATAAGAATCGCCATTTCAATGGCATATTTTTTTTAGGCGAAAAAAAGGAGAAAATATATGACGCAACTAATCTCACCCACAAAGTTCACTAAGACAGTTGGCCTTTTAAGGTCATTTTTTTTGGATAAAGGTTTTGAAGAAGTACATACTCAAAACAGACTTTCAATACTTGCCGCTTGTGAAGATCCATTCAATGTAGCAACTTACAATTATGCAGGCCAGGTGTGGCCGTTGCCGCAAACAGGCCAAATGTGGTTAGAACACGAATTATTAAGTAGCCCCGATAGTAAGGGGTTTTTTTGTGTCTCCACTTCCTACAGACAGGAACCAAATGCAATTCCAGGCAGACACGATATAATATTTCCAATGTTTGAATTTGAATTTCCTGGCACTATTGATGATCTTAAAGCAATGGAATATGAATTGTGCGAGTATTTAGGTTTTGGTAATATTACAGAAAAAACCTACGAAGGTTGGCAAAGACATTATAACTTAGATGCTAATGCAGAACTAGAAGCAGAACACGAAAATGCTATGGGCAAAACATTTGGGCAAGCAATGATTACAGATTTTCCAGAATTCACTTCACCATTTTGGAATATGAGTAGATACGATAATGGAGTTCATAGTAAAAAAATTGATGTTATATTAGGCGGTATGGAAACTATTGGAAGTGCTGAACGTAGCACAGATGTAGAAATGATGCGTGACACTTTTCATACTATCACAGATGGAGCATATAGTAATTTGCTATACGAACTATTTGGAAAAGATAGAGTTGAAGCAGAACTTGAAAAGTTTTTAGAGTTTGATTTCTTTCCTCGCGTTGGCGGTGGAATAGGAATGACAAGAATGATAGCGGCTTTGGATACAAGAGTGCAAGACAAAGATCCATTTGTCAAAGCAGTGGCCGCTGTAGCTTAGAGTTAATCTGGGGTGGTGGAAAAGGTAGACACGCACGACTGTTTATCGTGTGGTAGATGTACTGCAATATATTTACCGTGTAGGTTCGAGTCCTACCCCCAGAGCCAAGTTACCACTTAGCCGCGCTTATTTTACGCATATTGCGTTGTGATTTTATAGCATTCAGACAGTTCAATATCTTACGTTGCTTTTGAAATGGCCTTGAGTAACCATTTTTATTTTGCCAGGTTTTGTCTTGTTCTATTTCTTTACTAAGAGCTTCACCTAGTAACTTTTCCATTAACGTAAGTTCCTCCTCCGTTAATGCCGCCATTTGTCTTGATTCCATTCTGTCTGTCACTCCATTCTTTTTCAAACTGTTCTGCATAGTCGTACAAAGGTGCGCCATTGGCACCATCATACCAAAGGCGTTTAAAATAACCTTCTGCACTTTGCATAACTGTTTCAGGGGATGCGTCGAGATGCCCTTTTACCATATAAAAAAGTCGATACTCTTCTTTTAGATCATTTCTCAGCATAACGTATTTACATAATTGTTACATTAGGTGCGCTAACATAGGTTGTTTATGTGAACTGTCTTTCCAGTAAATTATAATTTTCAATTGTTTGTAACATATCTCCGCCAAGATAGTAGTTCATATGTTCTAGTAATTCTTTATCAGTGCTATAAACACCAGCAGTAATAAAATTGTTCTTATTAATAAAGTCTATTATTTCGTCTTTGTTTTTCCAATTAGGAAATGAAACAAGGCATCTTGCAGTATCTTCACAAACCGAAACTTGACTTGAAACAAGTTCGTATGGCGTATCAAAATCATATTTTACCATTACATATCATTCTTCATTTTTTGGATTTCGTTTCTTCTACTAACAACTAATTTTTTTATTTCGCTCAATGCTTGTCTTGCACGGGCGGCACTAACCTTTACACCATTTTCTTCAAAGTTTTCAGTTTCTTTCAAGTATGTCGCAAAAGCAAGTTTAAGTTGTTCGTGAGTATCACTCATTCAATATAACCTCGCAAATATCTTGCCAGTTTTTTACCCTAATTACGTCTTTATGTTCAAACCATTCATTGTACGAGTGTGTGTAAAGAATGCATTTTAATCCAAACTGCAAACCAGATACTGCGTTTTCAGGTTTATCCTCTAACCAATAATATTCAGTACCTTCATATTCTTCAAGTATATGATCCTTAGCACCATTACCTGTCACATAATGCATTTTATCAAATGTATTTTTACCAAACAGGTATTCTAAATGTCTATTGCGTGTTTCCTGTATATATTCATTTAATCCTACGGCAGTGCAAATATCAATCTTGTATCCATTTTCTACTAGTTTTTGCACTCCTTCTTTTGAATCGTGTAGATATTGTAATTGTGATATCCAAACACTTTCATTGAAGTCTTTTATGAGTCCGTCTGCTTGCTCTCTATTAATATCATATTCTCTATGCACGGCATAAGAATCTGGATCTGATCTTACAAATCCTTCGTTTTCCATCCAATCTCGAAAACAATCTTTCCAATTCAATAAAACGCCATCAACGTCTGTGATAATTTTTTTCATAATAGCCTTTCGATTGCCTATTCCTTATTATATGCAATTGTTTAAAGTTTGTCAACCGTTTGCAAAAACTGTGCTTTGTGTAACATTGATAATTTTTGCACCACATTTATAGGTATCGTTCAATCTTCCTATTGCTTTACCATTTGCAAAAACGTTTTCACTAAATGTTGCTAAGCCTGTTTGGTGAGTAGTGCATCCTGGAATAGTATGGCTTTCTTCTACATCGCCATCTCTCACAACCCCAACTCCTACCGCAAATACATCAGGTGAACCTGCTTCAGTAGCAATAATTTGTGGAGCCGCATCACAAGCAATACCATCAAGTGGATCAGCATCTCCTACGCTAACGTGAACTGTGTCAACAACATCAACTCCGTCTTTTCGTGCTACCAAAGGCATTACAATCTCCTAATTTAATGTAAGACCTGTTGTTGCTTCCATATATTGGTTAGCCATTCCTGCTTCGGTCTTGTGAGTAAATAAAATACTACTTTTATTTAGTTTTACTGTATCTTTAGGATCAACTGTAAAAACCCAAGGTCCTAAGCCAATTCCTTGTTGACTAGCTTGTAGAGCAAGAGGTTTTGTTACAGAAATAGTATCATCTGTTTCACCTGAATACCTTGCTACTAGTTCTTCACCAGCGGTTGTCCTTAAAGTAATTACATCGTTTGATTTGAATGGTGTATCAATTAACATTATAATGTGTATCCTGTTCCTGTGTAGTTTGTGTCTTCAATATATTTGACAAATTGTTCAAACCCTCCGACTTTCTGTCCGCCCACTACTATCTGTGGAAATGTCCTTGCTTGAGGAAACTCTTCAAGAACAGCCTCCCGTGTAAAGTCTTTTCCCATTTCCAAATATTCAAATTGATATCCTCTACTTTCACAAAGCATTTTGGCTTTGACGCAACTTGGACAAGCTGGTTTACCCCAAATGTGTATCATAATGAGAATCCTTTCAGACTATCTTTTGAAACATCTTGTTTGATGCCACCAATTACATAAGATTCAACTTCTGTTTCTTGAGGAGCAACTTGTAATCCTGAACTACTCAACCAATGTTGTGTCCAAGGTAAAGGATTAGTGTTTACTGGTGCATCAAATATAGCATCAAATCCTAATGCTTTTAATCTTCTGTTAGCGATATATTCAACATACTGATGCAACAATGTACTATTCAATCCTATCATTGATCCGTCTTTGAACAAATAATCTGCCCAGTCTTTTTCTTCAGCAACACAATCTCTCCAAAGATTATATACATCTTCTTTAGACTCTTTTGCAATCTTTGCCATATCAGGATCATCTTTACCCTGCGCCCAAAGTTTCAATACGTGTGTGCTAAGTGCCAAATGCTGTGCTTCATCACGTGCGATAAGTGAAATAATCTTAGCACTACCTTCCATAAGTTTAAGTTCACCAAAGCCAAATGTACAAGCAAAGCTCACATAAAAACGTAATCCTTCCAAGATGTTTACTGTCATCATAGCAAGATACATTTTTTTCTTTACATCATACATACTGCCTTCACCTCTGTGAAAGTATGCATCACTTGCCTCATTGAATGCATCATAGTGTTTTGTTACACTAGTTGCTCTAGCAATAATTTTTTCGTCATCTAAAATAGTGTCAAACACCTCTGTTGGATCTGGATAGACATTTTTCATAATATGTGTATATGAACGTGAATGAATTGTTTCAAAGAAATCCCAAGTAACAATACAACCTTCTAGCTCAGGAATACTAACGTGTGGTAAAAATGCTAAACAAGGACCTCTTCCTTGCACAGAATCTAATAAAGTTTGATATTTTAAATTAGCTGTAAAGATATGTTTTTGTTCTGGACGGAAGTTTGCATAGTCTGCTCTGTCTTTTTGCAAACTTACTTCTTCTGGACGCCAAAAATAACCTAACATAGTTTGGTTTAATTTATCAAACACAGGGAACTTAAATGTATCGTATCTCTGTGTGTTTTGATCTTCACCAAAAAACATATTTTGTTTTGTGAAGTCAACTTTTTCTTTATTAAAAACTGTCTTTGACATTTTATACCTCTTTCACGTGTCTGTATAGATGACTATACAGCCGATAAGGCTGTATGTCAAGTGTTTTGTATTTATATTGCGCAAGCTTCGCACAACTCGTCATCTTCAAGCTCTGCTGGCTTTTCGAGTTCGATTGGTGCTTCGTCCTCAAGATCGCTAGGATCTTCTTTATAATCATATGTATTCTGATAGTAACTAGTTTTCCAACCGTACTTATAAGTGTTCAATAAATCTTGTATCATTACACTCATTGGTACTTCGTTGTTGTCAAATTGTGTTGGATTGTAACTCCAGTTACCACTAATAGCTTGATCAAAGAATTTTTGCATTACTGCAACAATGTTTATATAACCAGCGTTGCCTGGCATTTCCCATAATAAAGTATAGTAATTTTTTAGTGTTTGATACTGTGGAACAATCTGCTTAAGAGGCCCTTTTTTGCTCTTTTTAACGGACAAGTAACCGCGGGGTGGTTCGATTCCGTTGGTAGCGTTTGACACAACAGAACTGCTCTCCGATGGCATCTGTGCGGACAATGTTGAATGTCGAAGCCCGTGTTCTCTG